GAAGTTCCTTAAGGTGTATTATCCCCGCCCAGGTCATTCCACTATAAGGGGGTCGTGGAATAAGAAAAGGAAAATTAACTCCTACTACCCACAATACTGAAGCAACTTCTTTTCTTTCTACTTTACGAATTTTATAGTATTTTAATTTACACCATATAGTTTTTTCATATATAAAAGGAACTCCTTTTGTGTCAATAAAAGTAGTAGCTCTTTGTTTTATTATACCAGTAAGGTTTAATATAGATTTTCTTAGTGGAAGTACTTCTTCATGGGGTGTTTGCGCCCTTCTTACCCCTAAAGTACTTCCTTTCATATTTGTATCATCAACTATTTGATTGTCTATAAATAATAGACCATCAGAAAAGCTCCAATTGTCGTTCGGTAGAAGGAAAACTGGAAAGGTTACGTGTTGAACGTCCTTGTAAGTATAGATCATCAAATGTCTCATAAGTTGTATACAATTTAATATCTTTTGCTCCTCCTGCGTCTAATAAACTACAAAGACTATAAATATCTGCCTCAGGTGGGCAAGTTACTTTAAATTCTGTGTCTTTCAGGTTAAAAACTATAATTTTTAACATCATTAATATGCTTTTTCAAACTTACCCATAGAATAATCGTCCCCAATTTCAAAATCACACCCAATAGGAGCCCCAGGAATTATTAGTCCTCTATCTAATTGTATCCAATATTGTAGTTTTTCAGAATAATGTTCAATTTCATCTTCCGGTACTTCTGCAAGAATGGAGTCGTGTACAAGCGCAAAAATTCGGGATTTCATATCATTAGCTTGTATATAATGATGCATGTCTATAGCTCCCAATAAGTTAATATCGCTAGCAGCAGACTGGACCAGAAAATTAAGACCAGAACGAATGCTATGACTCTTGATGCCCGCGTCTGAAGATTTGACATTTGGTAACCTCCTCTTTCTACCAAAAAAACTGTATATAAATCCATTTTGTTCAATATATCTATGATTTTTATCTATCCATTTATTTAATGCGTGAAATGTTTTAAAGTAGTCTTCAATTACTTCTTTAGCTTCTTGAGGACTAAAATACTTTCCTGAGTCTTTAGTTACTTGTTCACTAATTTTTTTTGGCCCCGCACCATACATAATTCCAAAAGTAACTGCTTTGGCTGCCTGTCTTCTATCTTTATACAAATGCTCCACTTCTTTAATGGTACAGGGTAGTTTAAATACTGTTTTAGCAATTGCACTATGGAAGTTTTCACCTGAACGAAATGCTTTTATTAATGCCTTATCTTCAGATAAAACTGCCGCAACATATACCTCTGCTGTGGTTAAATCCATTGCAACTATCTTATGTCCCGGAGCTGCCATAATACATCCTTTCACAGCGGGGTTGTCACGGGGTAGCTGTTGCATATTCAGTTTACCACTAGAACTAAGACGACCACTAGTGGTACTATGTAAATTAAAACTAGTACGAAGTCTATTATCCCTATCTAATTGTGGTATAATTTTATCCAAATAAGTATTCTTAATCTTAGATCGCTGACGTATTTCCAAAATAAGTTTGGGAACATTTGATTGTTCAGCAAGTTGTTCTAATACTTCGGCATCTGTTGAATTCGCTCCAGTTCCTGTCTTTTTACCCGTGGGCGGTAATCCTAGAGTATCAAATAATAAGCTACGAAGTTGCACAGTAGAAGCAGGATTGAAGTCTTTACCGTTAATCTCTTCCCACTCTCTTATAGCGGAATTTTTATAAAGTGCTGCAATAGCTTTATCGATGTTTTCCTGCATTACACTTTGTGCAAGACGTAACCTTTCGTTATTAAAAGGCACCCCGTTCTCTTGTGTATCAATTAGAAACCGAGTACCAGGAATAAGTATTTCATCATATACTTTTTTCAGCTTTGGATTTTCTTTTATCTTTTTAAGTTTCTCAAAAAGAATATAAGTACAAAGAGCATCCATAGCTGCATAAGGCTTCATTACGTCAAAAGGAATACAGCCCCAATCAAAATCATTTTTTAGAATGCCGTGCTCTTTTCTATAATTGTCCATCCACTCGTACATTGGCTTTTCATAATCACCATAGGGAGTGAACTTAATTGCAAGAGCTTTCAGCCCGTGCGTTCCAGGGTTCTCATTTATAAGATAACTAAGTAACATAGTATCTTCAAATTTAGGGAACTTAAAGTTAAAATGATACTCAAAGAAAGCTATATCAAACTTTGCGTTATGAAATACTATAGTTTTCTTACTAAAAAGTTGTTGAAGTAATGTTTCAGTTTCTTCAGTAAAGCACTCAATATCAATATATGCTGCTCTTTTACCATCAAAACATATCGATATTCCTTGCATATATCCATCACGCGGATATAATCCAGTTGTTTCAGAGTCAACAGCAACAAATTCGCCCTCATGGGCAATAGCTTCTTTTATAAAATTATTACATTCTGCCGTGTCTTGGATACCGAAAGCAATACTTTCATCAATAACTACTTCTTCGATTTCACCTTTAATGTACTTAATAATATTGTCTTTTGAAGACTCCCAGGTTTTACGTGCTTCAGGCTTAAATCTAAGCATTGAAGGGTTAATAACAGGCAAGAATTTTTTATCTACTCTTGAGCCAGAAGACTCTGTTACAGATGTAGTACCTTTCACAAAGTACTTCAAAGCTTCACTACCTATTAAAATTATCCACTCATAATCATTAGTATCAATACTAATATCACAATCTTTTTTTAATACTTTTTTAATACTAGAATCTGAACAAAGCTGATATTGATCGAAATCAAACGCTCCTTCAAACTCTTTATTATAATCTGTTCTACTAGTTGTTTTCTCTACTATAGCTACTTTAGCCATATAATTTCTCTTTTAATTTATCTATCGAAGGTTGTGTGAGTGCGCCTGGGTCGGTATTTTTAAAGTATATATTCTGCGTTATAAGACCTACTTTCTCACATGTGGTTGTTAAAGCTTCTGCAGCTTTCTGACCTGCTTCATCTCCATCAAAGAAAATGTTTATATTTTCAATTCCTTGTGCTCGAAGCAAGGCAAGCTTTGTCTCACTATAATTTTTAGTTCCAAAGCAACATACTGTATTTGTAAGTCCTTTATCGTGTAAGTTTATCATATCAAAAATTCCTTCCACAAGTATAATAGAACCTTTTATAGTTTTTACTACAGGGAAGAAAGGAAGTTTAATACCTGGAGGCGTAAACTTATACTTAGGTCTTCCATCTGCGGTATGTCTTCCTTGAAATGCAACTATTTTATCAGAAATATCTCTAATAGGAAAGTTAATTCTTCCTATATAATCTATTCCTGAATGTTGGAATGCTTCAAATTTTTTATACGTTTCAGGTTTAATATTTCTCCAGTTACCTATATAAGGTAAAGAATTTTGAGGAAAAGACAAGCCAACACTTTCTGAGCGTTTTTGTATAATTTTTGTCTTAAAAAGTATTCTCCGTTGTTGTAAATAGTTTGCCTTTTCCCCAAAATGGTGAAACAGATTACCTTTATACTCACATGAAAAACAGTTAAATATTCCAGTAATTTGATGAACTCTCATACTAGGATTTTTATCTTCATGATGAGGGTTTAAACATCGAATTACAAAATCATTCCCTTTAGGAATAAAATAAATATCTCTGTCTCTGAGTAAAGTTTCTACATCCATTGGTTTTTTTCCACATATATATTTCTTTATACACCTATATTATACTTGAATAAGCTATAAATGTCAAGATATATTTTTAAATATCGTCTATTTCTTCTCCAGTTTTTAAATCGTTTTCCCCTGCTTCTTTTGGATTAAGAGCAGTATCGGGTCCTATTTTCAAAGTATTCCAATCCATTGTAGAAGTAAAAGAACGCATAGCGGCAGACCTCATTTTTACACAATTAAAAGTAATACAATTATCTTCTTGTGTCCAAGGTTCCATACTATAAGCAGCATCGGCCGCATCCAATATTCCCTTAGCAAATCTAGCCTCGCCGCTAGCGTCAGTTTGGTATGGTGAAAATATAGGGGTTTCATATTCTTGTGCCATACTTTTTAGTGCCTTACTAACCTCTATCTGCTCTGTCCAATCATACTGTCCGCCTCTAGAGGGCATCACAGAACGTTTTACCTGGTTAATGTAGTCAACGATAACGACTCCTACATCCATTTTGCCCTTGACTTTTTTATCAAGTTCAGCTCGTATCTTAGAAATAGTCAAAGAAGGGTCATAAACTACATCCAACTGTTGGGTTGGGAGAAGCTCACAAGTTGTTTTTAGTCTATTATGAAGTTTATCAAAATCTCGATGATTTCGGTACTCCTCAAGGTCTTCTTGACTGTTTCGATATCTACCAGCCCACCAGGTTGCTACTCTCTCCCATTCAGATATACTGAGTTTTTTATTCTTTATTTTATTAATAGAGATACCAGTAGCTATTGCACAACATCGTTGCAGTATTTGACGACTATCCATTTCAATAGTGAAATAAATAGCTGACTTACCAGAGTTGTACACAGTGTTAGCTATATTAGCACAGGTGATAGATTTCCCTGCCCCTCGGCGGCCACCAACTAAAATCAAATCTCGGGGGGAGAATGTGATTTCAAGATCGTGGTCTGTATTTAAGCCGAGAGGCAGGTACTTTCCAATTTCCTCATCTGAATCAAACAAGGGAATACGTTGCATACTCTCTTGAGGTTTTTGAAGTTCTATTTTGTCTTCGACATTAAGAACTATTTGATGTAGATGAGCTACAGATTCTTCTGCATCCTCAAAGGACATAGAATTATCTACATAATCCTCTAATTGATAGAGAATTTCTTTTTGAGTGGCCTCATTTTTTAAATACTGAAGCAACATATATGCGTCAGCATCTACTTCAACAGACTCTATTGCGAACAACAGGTCTTTTGT